GAACTAACGTCATCGCGCTGTTCGACAACGATCAGATTGCGAAGCAATTCGCCGATGCCCGGGGATACCCAAGCGTCCGCAAGATGAGCGTGTACCACGCGATGAAGGCGGTCTGATGGACCGAGCGGGCTGGATGGGTGCCCGGGTCCGGCTGGCCCGGCCCGCGCGTGGTGCGGAGAGCGCTCGGGGGACCGTGGTCGAGGTGCTCGATGACGAGGAGGGCACGGTATTCACCGTGGGTGTCCTCTGGGATGACCGTTCCGCCCCCGTGCTGTTCCTGATCGGCGACCTAGTCACGCTCTAGGTGTTCTGGTTGACAACCGTGTCTTCGGCCCACGTCGCCAGGCATTCGAGCGAGCAGAAGTGCAGGTCCGCGCCCGTGCCGCCAGGCAGTCCGCGCAGCATCAAGAACCGGCGAGGCGGCTCAGGTTCAGTCGGGGGCGGCACGACTAGACCCAGCAGCGATCCCCTTGAGTGCTGGTCCCTGATGGGCAGCCACTCCTCGCAGCCCTTCCGGTCGCAGGTCACCTTGTCGCTCATAGCTGAAACAGCCCTAACTCGTGTGGGAGTGAGATAACCCCGCCCGGTCCAGGGATCTCCTCGATGGCGTCGAGCTGAGCGAGCGCGAACGGCCGCTCCTGTAGGTCGTGCGGGCGCTCGCAGTAGCCGAGCCAGGCGAAGTGCTCCGGGTGGTACTCGAAGTCGTTCTGGGCACCGGGATAGGTGCTGGCCAGCAGGTACTTGGTACCGCTGGCCTTGAAGCGTGCCAGCACGCTGATGATGTGCTCGGTCGGGAGGTGGGCGAGAAAGTCCCGGCACAGGATGGCGTCCATCGTGGGGATCTTGGTGGTGGTCAGCAGGTTCTCGGCGTAGAACCACACGCAGGCCGCGCGCTCCCTGAAGTCCATCTCATCCCACTGAGTCGGTCCCGGCATCTTTATCCGGGGATGGGGGCTGCCGAAGCGCTCCCGGTTGCGCTGGATCTGCACCAGGTCTACGTCCCAGCCCAGGTACATGATCCCGCCGCCGAGGTTGACGTGCTGCATCCAGTTCCAGTCCCCGCAGGGCGCGTCCAGGATCGACGTGATGCCGTAGCGCTTCAGCAGTCCTGGTAGCTCCTGAACCAACCCCGTGGTGCAGTCGAGCGACGATCCTGGCCCGTTGACGGAGCCCCCTGGCTTCGGCTCGACTATCGGCATCACGGTGGACTCCACGAACTCGCGGATGTCGATCCACGCCTGCGCCTCGGCGTTGATGAAGTCACTGCCTTCGAGCTTGTCCACGTACTGCCGGATTGTCATGCGAAACAAGCTAGCGTGTCGCACCCGCTTGTTTCGTGAGGCGCGGCTTACAGTAATCGCTACGTCCTTGAGATCTCGTGGAGAAGGCAGCCGACCGGCACGGTTGGAATCACTAGCCACAGTCCCAGGTTCGAGTCCCGGCACGGGCACCAATTCCTTTGTGAACCGTGCCTTTTGGGCACTTGAATCTGAGAGGCGAGAAATGACCGCGATTATCACGCCGCCTGGCTTTGGCGAAAACGGCACCGTGCCCTTGGAGCCGTCCGGTGGTCTTGACGACTACCTGCAGCGACAGCTCAAGCGGCACACCAAGCTCGTACGTGACCGTGACGAGCTGAAGTCCAAGGCCGAGGCCATCCTGATGGAGGCGCGCAGCGCCGGTCGGGACAATCTGGAAGCCGAAGAGGACAAAGAACTGCGCAGCTACATGGCTGGCATGTCCAAGATCGGCGACGAGCTGAAGGGCCTGGAGGAGCGGATCGAAGAGACCCGCGCCGAGGTCGAGCGCACCGGCCAGATCACCGCTGGTCTGCAGCGCATCCGTTCCGCCGAGCAGTCCATCGTTCGGGTCAAGGAGCAGTCGATCTATCCGAAGGGTCACCCGGAGCGGTCCTACATTCAGGACCTGATCAAGTACTCGATGAACCTCGACACCACGGGCCAGTGCCGCGACCGGCTGTTCCGTCACGCGAACGAGGTGCAGACGAGCGACGAGTACAAGGAGTTCCGCGACCTCTCCCGGGTCGACGGCTCCGGTGGCTACGCCGTTCCGCCCGCCTGGCTGATGTCTCAGTACATCGAGCTGGCCCGCCCGGGCCGCGCGCTGGCCAATCTGGTTCAGCGGCAGCCCCTCCCCGGCGGCACCGACTCGATCAACATCCCGAAGCTGCTCACCGGTACTCAGGTGGGTGTGCAGACGGCGGACAACGCGCCGGTCGTGCCCGTGGACATCACGGACACCTTCATCAACGCGCCGGTTCGGACGATCGCTGGTGCGCAGGCACTCGCGATCCAGTTGATCGACCAGAGCCCGATCGCGTTCGATGACGTGATCTTCCGTGACCTGGTGGCCGCACACGCCGCCCAGACGGACGGTCAGGTCATCAGCGGTTCCGGTAACGCGGGCCAGATCCTCGGCATCCTCGCGACGCCGAACATCGGCTCGGTCGCCGCCGCGACGGTGGACATCAAGGGGTTCTACTCGGCTATCGCCAACGCGATCCAGCTGGTCCACACCACTCGATTCCTGCCGCCCGAGGTCATCGTCATGCACCCCCGGCGCTGGGGCTGGTTCACCAGCCTGCTCGACTCGCAGAACCGCCCGCTGGTTCTGCCCGTCGCGGGTGGGCCGTTCAACGTCGCCGGTCTCTTGGAGAACGTCGACAGCCAGCAACGAGTCGGCCAGATCCAGGGTCTTCCGGTGGTCACCGACCCGAACCTCCCGACGACCGGCGGGGGTGGCACTGAGGACCCGGTGCTCGTCCTGCGGGCCAGCGACATCGTGCTGTGGGAAGGTGGCATCCGCTCGCGCGTGCTGCCGGAGACCAAGGCCAGCAACCTCACGGTGCTGCTGCAGATCTACAACTACCTGGCGTTCAGCGCCGCGCGGTACCCCGCATCGGTGGTTCAGATCACGGGCTTGACTGCTCCGACTTGGTGAGCTGACGGCGTGAAGGGCGCACTGATCGCTGGATTCCTCCTCGCGATCGGTGCGCTCTTTGCCGTGCCTGCCCATGCCGAACCCGGTGATGGGGGGCCTGGCATCGTTGGTAATGGGCCAGGGCTCCCGGGTGGCCCGAGTGGCGGCACCGTTCTCGTCCTGTGCCCGGGTCTCGGTGGTGGCGTGAACATCCTCGGTGGTGGCGGCGGCTGGTGTGACTACGGTTTCGAGCTCGTGGAAATCAAGCCGGGCATCTGGGGGAACCTGCACACGCACTGCGAGTGGGGCGGATTCGCCCCGGTCGCTGCGGGCTGGCAGTGCTGGCGAGTCTTCCCCGGCCAGCCTGATCACCCCCGGCTCCTCGACCCCGACGTAATCCCCGAGGGCTGGATGCTCCCGGGAGCCCTGACCGGCCCCACCCCCGATGACCAGTGGCCACCGAAGGGGTTGCAGCCCATCCCGCCGCCCCCGCCTCCACCGGAACCGCCGCCAATATCCGGTGAGTCGCCGCCGCCATGACGGTCCTGAGACTTACCATCACCGCATGGCACCTTCACGTAGCACCTTCCCACCTGACGAATTGACCAAGGACGAAGAGGCCGCGATCGTCGGTCGCTACGTCGAGGACGTGACGCCTTGCACTGATCCATCCGGCAGTGGCAAGGAGGGCCGAGAGGCAGCCCCGCCACGAGGCACCGTCTATGTCCGCGACGAAGCGAAGGATCGAGCCAATTCCATCCGTGAAGCGGTGGCCCGATTCGAGGCCGTGGGCGCGGAGGTCCCCGAGCATCTCGCGAGCCTCGCCGCCGAACTACCCGCGCCGGAACCCGAGCCCGAGCCCGAAGCTGAGGCGGAAGCCGAGGCGGAAGCCGAGGTCGAAGCCGAAGCCGAGTCGGTCGAAGTCGAGTCGGTCGAAGTCGAGTCGGTCCAAGAGGCCGTCGAGCAGAACCTCGACCTCGACGCATTTACCGTGGTCGAGCTGCGCGCCGAGCTGGACCGGCTGGGCGTCGAGATCCCACCCGGTGCGCGCAAGGCCGACCTGATCGAGCTGTTGGA